TTGGTCACAGATTCATCTGCTTGGATGGAAGATTTCAGAAGATGTTTACAACAGACAATATGTGAACTGGACAAAGATTGATATGGGTGGTTTTATTCACAAAATTGTGGATAAAGAAAACCCATACAAGAATGTTGACAGACTGAAATCCAAGTTGCGTGAACATGGGGCGGTCTTCATGAAGACAGAAGAATGCTTTGACCTTCCTGAACAGACCTTCATTAAACAGTTTGTTCCTGCATCCAAAGAATACTGGAAATTCATGAAAGACTGCATCATCACCATTGATGACAAGGAACTGGTTGGTGATACCACACTGACAAAAAGACTTTATGCAAGACAGTTGTGTGGTCAATACAGTGAATACAAATTGCAGGCATTCAGGGAACTGGTGGAAAGTACACAGGACAGATTGATTGTATTTTACAATTTCACTGCTGAATATCTTGCAATGGTTCAAATTGCAGAAGAACTTGGAAGACCACAGTCAATTGTGAATGGTCAACAGAAACAGCTTTTGAATTATGAACAATGTGACAATTCAATCACCTTCATCCAGTATCAAGCAGGTGCAATGGGATTGAATCTTCAAAAAGCAAATAAAATCATATATTTCACACTGACTGACAAATCAGAATTATATGAACAGTCAAAGAAAAGGATTCACAGAATCGGTCAGGAAAAGCCTTGTTTCTATTACATGTTGATGTGTAAGGGCAGTGTGGAAGAAGCAGTTTTGCAGACTTTGGAAATGCGAAAAGACTTCACAGATGAATTATTCAATGAATATGAAAGGATGGAAAAATAAAGATGGAAAACAACACAACACATGGAAGGAAGGTCATCAGGGGCAAGCAGCAGTCATATAAGATTGTGAAAAGAAGATTTCTTCTGTTCACCCTGGCGGTTCTTCTGATAGGTGCAATCATTGGTTCAGTGATTGCAGGAATCACTGCAAAGAACAAGCAAACAACTTCTGAAAAGAATGAATATATCATGCAGCAGGTCAACCACTATGGTGCATATGATGGAAGGGTCTTCACCAGTGAAATTTCAATGGACTGGTCAGGTGATGAATATGATTTCATCCCATTGAATTGCAAACTGGATGAATCAACACAGCAGTTCACCTTCTATCTTTGCAAGGGATATGACATTGACTGGACACTGGTCATGGCATTGATGCAGAAGGAATCATCTTTCAGGTCAGATGTTATCAGTGCAACTGATGATTATGGACTGATGCAGATTAACAAATGCAATCACAAATGGTTGACTGACACAATTGGTGTGACTGACTACCTGGACAAGGAACAGAACATCAGAGCAGGTGTATTTGTTTTAAGGAAATTGTTTGAAGAATATACAGACCCAAACCTGGTGTTGATGGCATATAACATGGGTGCTGATGGTGCTGAAACCCTTTGGAATAAAGGCATATACACAACACCTTATGTTGATGACATTCTTACATATCAGGCAGAATTCAACAAACAGATTGAAGAAAGGAATGGTGACCAGTAATGAAAAAATGTAAACAGGCACTGAATGACAACACATGTGACAAGGACTGTTGCTGTTATTATTGTGAAGACTTTGAAACATGTGGACATGCTTGCAGCAACTTTGATGACAAGGAAGAACTTGAACAGCAGGGTTGTGAAGAACAGTTTGATGAAGAAACTGCATTGCAGGAATTCAACAAGGATTCAAATGCCCTTGCTATCATGCAGCAGATTTCAGCAATCAGCAAGCAGAAGAAGGAACTGGAAGACAAAGAAAAGGAAGTCAGGGCAGCACTTGAAGCTGCAATGGGTCAGTTTGGAATCAAGTCATTTGAAAATGACATCTTGAAAGTCACATATGTTGCACCAACTACCAAGACAACCATTGATTCCAAGGCATTGAAGAAGGACAAGCCTGATGTTTATGAAAAATATGCAAAGACATCAAATGTCAAAGCATCTGTCAGAATCACAGTCAAGGACTGATGAACTGACCTGCAAGGATTGTGAAAAATGGAAATGGTGCATTGAAAGTTCCAGGGAATATCCTTGCATCAGTTTCATAAGAAAGGCGGTGAAAGGAAAGAGTGGCAGCAGAAAAAAACTTTGAAAACAAAATCAAAGGATTCCTGAAAGACCATGGATGTTGGTTCTTGAAATATTGGGGTGGTGCAGCATATACCAAATCAGGCATCCCTGACATCCTGGCATGTTGCAATGGAAAGTTCCTTGGAATTGAAGTCAAGGCAAAGAATGGAAAACCAAGTGAATTGCAGCTTTACAATCTGAAAAAGATTGATGAAGCAGGCGGTTTTGCAATCCTTCTTTATCCTGATGATTTTGAAACCTTCAAGACCATGATTGAACTGATTCAGAGTGGATGCACATGTGGTCAGTATTATAAAAAATTGAAAGGAAGGTGGTCAAATTGATTGTTTCACACAGCAAGGTGGAAACATTTGAATCCTGTCCATATCGTTATGATTTAAGATATAACCAGGGAATCAAAACAATTCCACCTGATAATGCAGACAATGCATTATTTCTTGGAACAGCACTTCACACTGGACTGGAAAAAGATGTTCAGACAGCAATTCATGAATATTTCATGTCATATCCAGTCATCAGTGATGCACAGGTCAATGAAGCAATGAAACTTGAAGTGATGATTCCAAAGGCAGCAGCAATGATTCCACCAGGTGAACATGAAGTGAAGATTGAAGATGATGATTTCATTGGATTCATTGACCTTCTTGCACCTGCAAAAACAGAACAAAAACTTGGTGGTGAACATCAGGTCATCCCAAATGTATATGATTTGTATGATTTCAAGTATTCAAACAATGTCAGCAAATACAAAGATTCACCACAGCTTCATCTGTATAAATACTTTTTTGAAAAGAACAATCCAGGAAAAATCATCAGGAATCTGTATTTCCTGTTTGTTCCAAAGGTCAATATCAAACAGTCAAAGAAAGAAGACCTGTTCCAGTTCAGACAAAGATTGCAGGAAGAATTGGACAGGAAAGAACCACAACTGGTTCAAATAGAATATGACCCTGAAAAGGTCATCACCTTCCTTCTTTCAACAAAGAACATGTTGGAAGCACAGGAATTCCCACAGAACACAAGTTGGTTATGCAACTTTTGTGAATACAAGGACTATTGTCAGAAAGGAATTGATTATATGAATTTACCAAGTAGTGAAAGAAGAAACATTTCAGAAACCAAGAAAAGAAAGATTTGGATTTATGGTGCTGCATTCAGTGGCAAGACAACCATGCTTGATGATGCACCAAATCCGCTGAACCTGAACACAGATGGAAACATCCAGTTTGTCACAATGCCTTATGTCAGCATCAAGGATGAAGTCACTGTCAATGGCAGAATGACCAACAGAAAGTTTGCATGGGAAGTATTCAAGGACACCCTTGCAGAACTTGAAAAGAAGCAGAATGACTTCAAGACCATCATCATTGACCTTCTTGAAGACACCAGGGAAATGTGCAGGGTTTACATGTATGACAATCTTGGAATTCAGCATGAATCTGATTCAGGCTTTGGAAAGGGTTGGGATATTATCAAGACAGAATATCTTTCCACAATGAGAAGATTTTTCAATCTTGATTATGAAAATCTTGTGGTTGTATCTCATGAAGATATTTCCAAGGACATCACCAAGAAGAATGGTCAGAACATCACAAGAATTGCACCGAACATCCAGGATGCTATTGCAAACAAGATTGCAGGCATGGTTGATATTGTTGCAAGGGTTGTGGTTGAAGATGATGACAGCAGAACACTGAACTTCAAGCAGAATGAAGTTATCTTTGGCGGTGGCAGATTAAAGGGAATCAGTCAGACAACCATTCCCCTTTCATGGGATGCACTGATGGATGTTTATGACCAGGCAAATCAGGCAGCAGGAACACCTTCACAGAAGTCCACAGAAGCCACACAGAAGCCTGGAAGAAGAAAGGTGAACAATTCCACACCTGATGCAGAAAATGCCCAGGACAAGGCACAGAGTGAACCACAGCAGGCATCTGAACCAGTGGAAGAACAGCGGGAAGCACCTGCAATGAATCCACCTGAAACAGAAGAAAATCAGGAACAGCAGGCAGAGCCTGAAAAACCAAAAACAAGAGTTAGAAAAAGAAGGGGTGAAAACTAATGGATGAATTATTGAAGATGCTGATTGAAGCAGCAGAGAAAGAAGGAAAGGTGCATGTTATCAAAAAGACTGTCAACAAGGATAACAGCATTGAAAAGGAAGCACAGGAACTGGCACATGCAAACAAGATTCTGTATGATGCCCACATCAAGGAAGGGTTCACAAGTGAAGAAGCACTTGCCCTGGTAGTAGCAACATTAAATTAAGAAAGGTTAAAAAGGTGAAAAATTATGGCACAGGACATGTTCAGCAGATGGGATAAGGAAATTGACACAGAAGGATTGCAGAAGGATGTTGCAGAAGCTGCTGCAAATGGTGGCGGTGGAAATTACAAGGAAGTTCCACATGGTAACTATGAAGTTGCAGTTCAGCAGATGGAACTGAAAGCATCCAAGAAGGGTGACCCTATGGTCAGCATTTGGTTCAAGATTGTTTCTGATGGTGAGTACAAGGGCAGCATGATTTTCTATAATCAGGTTATCACCCAGGGATTTCAGATTCACAACTGCAATGAAATGCTTCGCAAGATGGTTGAAGAAATGGGTGCAGACATGCCTGTTGTGGAATTCAAGACATACAAGCAGTATTCTGAATTACTTATGGACATCTATGAAGCAGTTGCAGACAACTTTGAATATGCTTTGAAGTACACTGCAAACAAGAAGAACAAGGATTTCAGTGACTTTGAAATCACAGAAGTATTTGTTCTTGAGTAATTGAAACAGGTTCTTCCCAAGGTGCAAATTTTTTTGGAAATCTTGTATCTTGGGAAGATACCAAATTGAAAGGAAGGTGAAGAAAATGCTGTTTTATGACTTTGAAGTCTTCAAATATGACTGGTTGATTGTAGTGATTGATATGACAGAGAAAAAGCAGCATGTCATCATCAACAACAAGGAAGAACTTGATGAATTGTATCAGGCAAAGAAAAATGACATTTGGGTTGGTTTCAATTCAAATCATTATGACCAGTACATATTGAAAGGGATTCTTTGTGGATTTGACCCAAAAAGAATAAATGACTTCATCATTGTCAAAGGCAATCCTGGATGGAAGTTTTCTTCACTGCTTCGCAACATTCCATTGAACAATTATGATGTGATGTTGAACCTGGACAAAGGATTGAAGTGGTTTGAAGGAAGCATGGGAAACAACATCAAAGAAACTGGTGTTCCATTTGACATTGACAGGAAACTGACAGAAGCAGAAATTGCTGAAACAGTGAAATATTGTGTGCATGATGTGGAACAGACCATTGAAGTATTCTTGCAGAGAAAAGAAGAATTCAATGGAAGGTTGGAACTGGTGAAACTTGCCTGCAAGGGCAAACCACTTGACCTGTCCTTGATTTCAAAGACCAAACCACAGTTGACAGCAATTGTCCTGGATGCACACCGACAGGGTGACAGGGGTGATGAATTTGACATTGACTTCCCTGACACAAACCAGGTGAAAAAATACAAGGATGTTTTGGACTGGTATTCAAACCCTGATAATAGATGTTATTACAGACACATTCCAGGCAAGAAGCAGCCTGAAAAAAACCAGTATTCAGTGATGGTTGCAGGATGTCCACACACATTTGCATGGGGCGGTGTTCATGGGGCATTGGAACAATATAGTGGTGAAGGATATTATCTGATGATGGATGTTGCTTCCCTTTATCCTTCTTTGATGATTAGATACAACCTGCATTCAAGAAACATTGCAGACCCACAGAAATTTGTGGACATCTATCATGAAAGACTGGAACTGAAAAAGAAAAAAGACCCATTGCAGGCGGTTCTGAAAATCGTGTTGAATTCAACTTATGGTGTATTAAAGGACAAGAACAATGACTTGTATGACCCTTTAATGTCTAACAAGGTTTGTGTATATGGTCAGATTCTTCTGCTTGACTTGATTGAACACATTGAACCTTATGCACAACTGATTCAGTCCAACACAGATGGTATTTTGATAAAAATGCCTGATGGACAGGATGAAGAAGAATGGTTCAACCTGATTGATGATATTGCTTGGGAATGGGAACAAAGAACAGGTCTGACACTGGAATTTGATGAATACAGAAAAGTATTTCAGAAGGATGTGAACAATTACATCATTGTTGCACCTGATGGACATATCAAGTCAAAGGGTGCTTATGTGAAGAAGCTGTCAAATCTTGATTATGGTGATTTTCCTATTGTAAATCATGCATTGGTTGAATATATGGTCAAGAATGTTCCAGTGGAAAGATTCATTCATAATTGTGATGAACTGAAAGAATTTCAGATGGTCACAAAGATAACAAGTAAATATTCCACCATCTTGCATGGTGATGAACCGATAAAAGAAAAATGCATCAGGGTATTTGCTTCCACCAGGGAAACAGATGCAGGTGTGAAGAAGGTGTCAATCAGAACAGGGAAGCCTGAAAAGATTGCATCCAGTCCTGAACACTGCTTCATGTTCAATGAAAACATGACTGATGTCAGATGTCCTGCATACCTGGACAAAGACTGGTATGTGGAACTTGCAAAGAAAAGACTGAAAGATTTTGGGGTGATGTGATGGATATACAAATCAAATATGACAATGGACAAATGAATATTCATATGGATGCATTCTTTCCAACATCCCAGGCACGATTGAAGAAGCTGTTGAAGATTGTTGACTTGGATTTTGAACATAGAAATGACATTGTTCAGACCATGCAGCAGTTCTTCCAGGATAAAGTGAAAGAACTGGAAGAAAGAAGAATCAGTTCAGGAAAGAAAGCAGTTGAATATAAACAGAAGGTTGCAGACATGACTGCAATCATTGAATCCAGGAAACATCCAAATGGTGTTCCATTAACAAAGGATGAACTGGCAGACATGAAAGAACAGAACAAACACTTCAAAGCAGTATATGCAGGATGCATTTCTGATTTCAACAGATGCATCAGACAGAAGAATTTGTTCTTGAAACACTTGGAAATTTTAGAGCAAAGGAAGTGATGAAGGATGTTTTTCAAAGGTTATGTTGAAACCAAGGACAAAAAGTGCATTGAAAAATTCAAAAACAGAACAGACTTCAAGACTTATGAGCAAGTCAAGTCACTTCCTGAATTTGCAGGAATTTTGGATGAAGAAACAATCCTGGTTGACATTGATGATTTTGAACAGTCAGAAGTGTTGATGAATATTGTGGAAGACCTTCAATTGAATTGCAGGGTTTACGCAACAACCAGGGGAAAGCACTTTTTGTTCAAGAATGCAGGTGTGGACAAATGTTTCACACATTGCAAACTGGCAATTGGTTTGACAGCAGACATCAAGGTTGGTGTGAAAAACAGCTATGAAATATTGAAATATGATGGAAAAGAAAGACAAATCATATATGACATATACCTGGAAGATGGTGAAGAATATCAGGAAATTCCAAAATGGATGAAACCAGTCAGGGGAAAAGCTGAATTCCTGGACATGGATGCAGGTGATGGAAGAAATCAGGCATTGTTCAATTACATCCTGACATTGCAGTCAGCAGACTTTGAAAAGGAAGAAGCAAGGGATTGTTTGCGAATGATAAACAAATATGTCCTGAAAGAACCACTTGCAGAAGATGAACTGGATGTCATCATGCGTGATGAAGCATTCAGCAAGCCTATTTTCTACAAGGGAACAACCTTCCTGTTTGATAAGTTTGCAGTGTTCCTGAAAAATAATCATCACATCATCAGGGTGAACAGTCAGCTTCACATGTATAAAGATGGAATCTATGTTTCAGGTCAGGAAGAAATTGAAGCGGTAATGATTCAGCATATTCCACAGTTGAACAGAGCAAAAAGACAGGAAGTCATGGCATACCTGAATATTTTAATCAGGGATAACACAAAGACAGCACCTGCATGTGTGATTGCATTCAGAAATGGTCTTTATAATGTTTTGACTGACAGTTTTTCAGAATTCACACCTGATGTGGTCATTACAAATAAAATTCCATGGGATTTCAACAGACAGGCATCCAGTGAAGTGATTGACAACATGCTTGACAATGTGTCTTGTGGTGACCATGAAATCAGGTCACTGCTTGAAGAAATAGTTGGTGCTTGCATGTATAGGTCAAACACCCTTGCAGGTGGTAAAGCATTCATTCTGACAGGAACAGGAAGCAATGGAAAAAGTACATACTTGAAAACACTGTCAAACCTTATGTCAGAAAAGAATATATCAGCACTTGACCTGAAAAAGTTGGGTGACAGATTCAGTACAGTCATGATGTTTGGAAAACTTGCAAACATTGGTGATGACATTTCAAATGAATTTGTGACTGACACATCACTGTTCAAGAAGATTGTCACTGGTGAAACCATAGATGCAGAACAGAAGGGTCAACCAAAGTTTGACTTCAAACCATTCTGCAAGCTGCTGTTTTCAGCAAATAACATTCCAAGAATGGGAAAGGGTTCTGATTCACAGGCAATCATGAGAAGACTTGTTATTGTTCCATTCAATGCAAAATTCAAGTCTGATGACCCAAATTTCAGACCAGGAATTGAAGAAGACCTGAAAGGTCAGGAATCAATGGAATATCTGATTCAGCTTGGAATCCAGGGATTGAAAAGGGTTCTTGCAGCAAAGAACTTCACAACATCTGATGCTATCAAGCAGGAACTGGAAGAATATGAAGAAAGAAACAATCCACTTCTGATGTTTGTGAAAGATTGTGAAGATGAAGAATTTGACATGCAGACTGAACCAACATCAGCGGTTTATGACAGATACAAGGAATTTTGTCTTGCTGAATCATTGCAGGCATTATCAAAGATTGAGTTCAGCAGACAGATGGTCAAGACCTTTGGCTTTCAGATTATTGACAAGAAAATCAATGGTAAAAAATACAGATTATTTCAGAAGGTGGTGAACTAATACATGGAAGAACAAAAATTGCAGATTCTTGAACTGTTCGGTGGAATTGGTTCACCAAGGGTTGCTTTGAAGAATCTTGGTGTTCCAGTGAAATCAATTGATTATGTGGAAATTGATGAAAAGGCAGTCAGGTCATACAATGCAATGTTTGCTGATGAACTGGAATATAAAACACAGTCAGTAGTTGGATGGAATCTGAAACCTGACATCCTGATTCATGGAAGTCCTTGTCAGGATTTCAGCATTGCAGGACATCAAAAAGGTGCAGATGAAGGTTCAGAAACAAGGTCATCCCTTATGTGGGAAACAGTCCACATCATTGAACAGATGGGTGAATGGAAACCAAAGGTTGTGATTTGGGAAAATGTGAAGAATGTTCTTTCAAAGCACATGAAACATAATTTTGACAGGTATCTGTCATATATGCAGATGCTTGGATATACAAACAATTATGAAATCTTGAATGCAATGGATTTTGGATTGCCACAGGCAAGACAAAGGGTCTTTACAGTTTCAATTCTTGATGGTGAAGCATTTGACTTTGACCTGATGAAAAGAAAACCTATGGAAAATATTGACAATTATCTTGAAGATGAAGTTCCTGAATATTATGTTGTAACACAACCATCAATGTTGAACAGGATTGCAGAAGGTGATTCAGTATTCAATGGAAGGGTTGAAGTTATCAAAGACCATGCAATGACAATCACATGCAAACAAATGAGGTGCCCAAACAGCGGTGTTGTGGAACTGGAAGATGGTGATTTCAGATATTTAACAGAAAGGGAATGCTGGCGGTTGCAAGGATATTCTGATGAAGATTTTGAAGCTGCACTTTCTGTTCATCCAGGAAGACCAAATTGTCTGAATGGTGCTTTATATAAACAGGCAGGGAATTCAATTCCAGTCAATATATTTGAAGCAATGTTTGAAGTCATGCTTCCAAAATTTTTTGGCATAAATGTATCTTAAAAATAGACAGAAAGGAAGCGATGTATCTTGAAATGCTTGTTTTGTGGTGCAGAAGTTGAAATTGGCAAGCGGTGTGAATACTGCGGTTCAATGGCAGAATCTTCATATTATCCAAAAGAAAAGCCAAAGAAGAAATCTTGCATCATGCTGAACTGTTCTGATTTTGATGAATATGCAGTTGTAAAAGGTGATTGCCTTTGGAATATCACAAAAAGATACTATGGAAAAACTTCAATACCTGTTTGTTGCAAGATTGCAGAAGTCAATGGGATTGAAAATCCAAACCTGATATATCCAGGGCAAATAATAAAACTACCCAAAGGGAAGGTGATTCAGTGATAAAACCAACAATGATTCAGGATGACTTCATGGGTGACTTTTATCTTGGTTGTCCATCCTGCAAAGAAGCAATTCATTTTCCTTTGATAAGGAATCCAAATCATATCTATGACAAAAGACCAAAGCGGTGTTTAAAATGCGGTGAAGAATTTGACTGGTCAGATGAAATGAAAGGGGGAACACAGTGATGCATGATGAAGTGGATGATGCTGCACAGGTTGAATGGTGCAGGAAATGGTCAGAAAAGAAGATGCAGAAGAAAATCAAAAGGGTTCAGCACTGGTGCAATTTCAAAATTTATCTGAAATATGCCTGGTATGAATTCAAGGCAGCAATAAAAGGAAGGTGAAATTGATGAAAAATCATAACATGTGGTTTGTATTTTCTCTTTTATCACTTGTACTAATTGCACCATTCGGTGCTATTAACTCATGGATTGCAGTGCTTGCAATAATCATCAGCGGTGCATTTTTTGCTGTTTGGTACATCAAAGAAATGGAAAAACAAGAAAAGGAAGGTGAAAGGAAAATGTCAAATGTGATTCATCCTGGACATTATAACATCCCAGGAAGGAAAGAATGCATTGAAGAAATGCTTGATAAATTTGGTTATGGGAAAACAGAAGCATTTTGTGAACTGAATTCCTATAAATACCAGTACAGACACGAACAGAAGAATGGTCAGGAAGACCTGGACAAAGCATCCAACTATCAAAAAATGTTGCAGAAATACCTGGAAGAAGACCCAAGATTCAGAATTGCAGAACACTTTGGTCTTGCAGGTCAACAGAATCAGTTGATTGAAGAAATGGCAGAACTGACCCAGGCACTGACAAAATGGAACAGAAAGTGTGGACTTGGACAACCTGTTGCATCTGAATGGACAGTCAAAGCACTGGAAGAACACATCTTTGAAGAACTGGCAGATGTGAAACTGGTTCTTGACCAAGTGATTCATTTGATGGGATGTGAAGACCAAGTGCAACAGATTATGAAACAGAAGATTGACAGAACCTTTGAAAGGATAGGTGAACAGAATGCAGGCAATTAAACCATATACACAGATTTATAAAGATTTTGATGGACAGAAGGTGTTGCAGAAAATTGAAGCTGCTGCAAGAACTTGTTACAAGTCAGAAGGGAAGATTCAGGAAGGGTCTGCTGCAAAGATGGTTGCATCCCTTATCAAATCAGGGCATGAAGCAATGCTTGAACATGCATCAGTCACAGTGAAGTTTGTTGTTGACAGGGGAATCAGTCATGAACTTGTCAGACACAGACTTGCATCCTTTGCACAGGAATCCACAAGATACTGCAATTATTCAAAGGATGACTTTGGTTCTGAAATCACCTTTATCATTCCTGAATACCTGGAATACAAGTCAGAAGGTTGGAACATTTGGAAGGAATCCATGAAGCAGGCAGAAGATGCATATTTCAAAATGCTTGATTTTGGACTGTCACCACAGCAGGCAAGGGCGGTTCTTCCAAACAGCTTGAAAACAGAAGTGGTCATGACTGCAAACCTTCGTGAATGGAGACATTTTTTCAAACTTCGTGCCTTGGGAACAACTGGAAAGCCACACCCACAGATGCTTGAAGTTGCTGTTCCGCTTCTTGAAGACATGAAGAATCTGATTCCAGTGGTCTTTGATGATTTGGTGGTGTGATGATATGAACAGACAGCAAAGAAGAATGGCACAAAAGAAAGGTCTTCCAGTGGCACATGAACCAGTCTTCAACATGAAGCAGTCTGACATCAAGAAAATTAAACAGGAAGCAAGCGAAAAGGCAGTGAACACAGCAATGATTCTTCTGCTTGGGATTCCAGTGAAAGTCCTGAAAGAACAATATGGATGGGGCATGAAGAAAAGACTTTCTGAATTTTGTGAAGCAATGATTGATGTCTATACAGATTTTTCAAATGGTGACCTGACACTGGAACAGTTTGCAGACCTGATTTATCAGGAATGTGGGGTGAAATTTGTAAACAATGAATAAATACAACAGTGAAGGTTATCCTGACCCAACTGCATATTATGGAACAAAGGAAATTGTCAGGGAAGAATCTGAACAGGAAAGAAGAATCAGACACCTGATGCACATTATCAGGGAAGCTGCACACCTGGCAGGATTTGAAGTAGTTGGAAGAATTACCTTCAAGGACAAGAAAACAGGAAAGGAATTCAGATAATGACAGTAAAAAATTATATTGAAGCAGATTTATTGATAAATAAAATAAGAGAATTCAAAAGTGTTTGGGATGTAGAAAGATTTGTTGAAGAAGAAAAAATGCCTATTACTACAATCGTTGATGAAATGGTTGGAAAAAGAGAAATGAAAGAAGGAAATCAATATATTGCTTTTTCTAAACAATATGTGATTGAACATCCTGAAAAGGCAAAGGAATGTTTTGAAAAATTTATGGAAGGATGTGTGAAAAATGAATGAGAAAATTACACAGCAACAGTTTCTTGATTTTATGCAGATACATAAAAGACCTATTATCAATGTTGACACAATGGACTGGCTGATTGGTCAGGGATTCTTTGTGAAGCCTGCTGCAATCAACCATCATGGCAACCACACAGGCGGTCTGTTTGAACATTCCATGATGGTTGCACAGGTTCTTGTGGAAATGACACAGAAGTTTGACATCCCTTGGACAAGACCTGAATCACCATACATTGTTGGAATGCTTCATGATGTGTGCAAACTGGATGATTATTTTGATGAAAATGCATCTGATGTGGTGGTCATGGGAAGTGGTTCACCTATCAGTAAAGACCCAAAGTGGACATACAATCCTGCACCTATGTTTGCAGGACATGGTGACAAGTCGGTGATGATGCTGTCACAGGTGATGACCCTGACAGAAGAAGAAATGTTGTGCATCAGGTTTCACATGGGTGCTTATGTCACAAGTGAATGGGATGCATTTGACAGAGCAATCAGAAAATATCAGTCAGTGCTTTTCACTCACACAGCAGACATGTATGCATTAAAAGTTAAAGATGTTTGATGTCAGTTCAAGATGTGGTTCAACATCATCTTGAACCGATAAAATGCAGTAAAATCAAGGGTTTCAGGGGTGCGGTTCAAGATGGTTCAAGATTGTTTTATATTAAGGATATATAAGAATAGAAAATGATTGAAATTTAATGATTCTCTAAAAATTATCTATAATAGAAAATAACACCAACATCTTGAACCTTGCATCATAAAAATTCATAGAAATCCAGTAAAATCAAGGGTTTTCAGCGGTTCAAAATGTTTTTGCAATGTTGAACCAAGAAGTTGAACCAATAAAGGAAGAAGGTGTGAAGGTGACAGCAAAGGAATATTTGTTGCAGATAAAAGAACAGAAGCAGAATATCAGGAAGCAGGAAGAATATATTCAAAGATTAAGGGATTCATTGACCATTGCAGGAATCAGTTATGATAAGGAAAGAATTCAAAGTTCCCCTGACCCTGACAAATTTGCAAAGATATTCGGTCAGATTGATGAAGAAGAACAAAGGCTTGAAGACATGAAGACCAGGTTTGTGAATACAAGGGTGAAGATTATCAATCAGATTCATCAGCTTGCAGAAGAAAAGCATCAGAATGTTTTGTATCTTGTGTATGTTGATGATAAGACCCTGAAAAAAGCATCCCAGGAAATGTGTTTTTCATATGAGTATGTGAAAGAACTTCATGGTGCTGCATTGCAGGCTTTTGACCTGATGTTCCCACCACAGTCTGCTTGAATCCCACCACTCATGTTATATATAATATAACATGAAATGTTAGGTCAATAAGACATCCTTTGAAGAAGGGGTGTCTTATTTTTATGTGATGAAAGGCAGGTGACAGGTGATTTGACTGATAAGCAAAGAAAGTTTTGTGATGAATATTTGATTGATTGCAATGCAACCAGGGCATATAAGGCTGCATATCCAAATGTGAAGAAAGACAGTTCTGCTGCGGTGTGTGCTGCTAAATTGCTAAGAATTGCTAAGGTTCAGGAATATATCAATCAACAGCTTGACAAAATCAGTTCTGAAAAGACTGCTGATGCAAAGGAAGTCATGGAATACCTGACATCTGTCATGCGTGGTGAATCCAAGGCAGAGATTGTTGTCATTGAAGGAACTGGTGATGGTTGTTCTGATGCAAGAAGAATGAGCAAAGCACCTGATGAAAAAGAAAGATTGAAAGCTGCTGAACTGCTTGGAAGAAGATATGGTCTTTTCAAAGAGAATGTGAACCTGGAAGTTGAACCAGTTGTTCTTGTGAATGACCTGAAAGAATAGGTGATGCTATGAAAGTATCATTGCAGGAAGCAGTTGGAAAGAATTATGCTGATTTTTGGAACACAAAGCAAAGATACAGAGTATGCAAGGGAAGCAGAGGTTCAAAGAAATCAAAGACCACAGCCTTGAACATGATTTATAGGTTGATGGAATATCCCCTTGCAAATGGTTTGTGTGTCAGAAGGTATTCAAACACCTTGCGTGATTCTGTCTTTTCAGATTTGAAATGGGCAATTCACAAGTTGGGTTTGGATGCCTTTTTTGATTGCACTGTTTCACCCATGCAGATTGTCAGGAAGTCCACAGGACAGAAGATTCTGTTCAGGGGTCTTGATGATGGTTTGAAAATCACATCCATTTCTGTTGATTATGGTGTTCTTTGTTTTGTATGGATTGAAGAAGCCTATGAAATCAGCAATGAAGATGACTTCAACAAACTTGATATGTCCATTCGTGGTGAAGTGCCTGATGGATATTTCAAGCAGATAACCCTGACATTCAATCCATGGTCTGCAACATCCTGGTTGAAACCCAGGTTTTTTGATGTGATAGATGATGACATCTTCACAAAGACAACTACTTGGAAGCAAAATGAATGGTTGGATGATGCAGACAGAAACATCTTCTTGAAGATGCAACAGAACAATCCAAGAAGATACAGAATTGAAGGTGATGGTGAATGGGGCATTGCAGAAGGTCTGATATATGAAAAAGTCAGATTTGAAGACTTTAACATTGATGCAGTCAGAGCAATCCCAGGAATCAAAGCTGCATTTGGTCTTGACTTTGGTTTCACTGACCCAAATGCATTTGTTTGTCTGATGATAGACAATGCAGCAATGAAGATTTATGTCTTTGATGAATGGTACAAGACAGGTGTGACCAACAAAATCATTGCACAGGCAATCAAAGACAAGGGTTATGGTGGACAGAAAATCATTTGTGATTCTGCTGAACCAAAGTCCATTGCAGAACTTCAAGAAGAAGGAATCAAGGCAGAACCTTCCAGGAAAGGAAAAGACAGTGTGAATCATGGCATCCAGTTATGTCAGAACTATGAAATCATTGTCCATGAAAGGAACTGTCCTGAATTCAAGAAAGAAATACAAAATTACTGTTGGGAAACAGACAAGGATGGAAAGCCGACAGACAAGCCTGACCATGAATTTTCACATGGTATGGATTCAATGCGATATGCAACAGGAAAGATTCTTGTTGGTGATACATTCAGTTTTGATTAGTTTGGAAAAGGGAAGGTGAAAAACAATGACAGTTGATGTTTTAGGAACAAAATACACAATTACAGAATCAAATAAGGTGAAAGATGACAACCTGAACAGCGGTGATGGATATTGTGACCATTCCACAAAGCAAATTGTCATTGACACCTTCCAGGATTCCCCTGGTTCACTTGCTGATTTGAAAACATACAGACAGCAGGTCATCAGACATGAACTGGTTCATGCATTTCTGTTTGAATCAGGACTTGGTGCTGATAGTTGGGGCATAAATGAAGAAATTGTGGACTGGATTGCATACCAGTTCCCAAAGATGGCAGAAGCCTTTGGAAAGGTGGATGCACTATGATACATAGAAAGGTGGTGAAGAATGATGTTCAATTTTGCTGAATCCTTCAAAGCAAAACTTGAAAGACTGGTCAATATCAATGCTGCATCCAAGTTGACAGATGAACAGTTCATTGTGAAGGAAATCAACAGATTCAAGCAGTCACAGAGAAGAAAAGAAATGCTTGATGGTGAAAGATACTTTGATGGATGTCATGACATTTTGTCCAGGGAAAGGACAGTCATTGGAAAAGATGGTGAACTGGAAACAGTCAAGAATCTTCCAAACAACAGAATTGTTGACAATCAGTATAAAAAGATGGTCATTCAGAAATCCAACTATCTGTTGGGTCAACCTTTCACCATCCAGTGTGACAATGATGCTTATGTGAAGATTCTGAAACAGTTCCTGAATAAAAAGTTCATGCGAACTTTGAAAGCAGTTGGTGAAGATTCCCTGAATTGTGGAATTGCTTGGTTATTCCCTATGTATGATGACCAGGGCAAGTTCATTTTCAAGCGGTTCAGACCTTGGGAAATCATCCCAGGATGGAAGGATGCAGAACACACTGAACTGGAATATTTCATCAGAATCTATGAAGTGGTTGGATATGTTGGAAACACTGAAAAGGTCATTGAAAAAGTTGAAGTCTATGATGAATCAGGTGTTTCTTATTTTGAACTGACTGATGGCGGTCAGCTTATTCCTGATGGTGAACAGCATGTTCCATATTTCAGCATTGAAGACCAGGGATTCAACTGGACAAAGATTCCATTGATTCCTTTCAAGTATAACAACAAGGAAATCCCATTGATTAAGATGGTGAAGTCCTTGCAGGATGGTCTGAATTTGATTGAATCCAACTTTCAGAATCAGATGGAAGAAGACACAAGGAACACAATCTTGGTTCTTGTGAACTATGATGGTGAAAATCTTGGTGAATTCAGAAAGAATCTTGCAACCTATGGTGCAGTGAAGGTCAGAACAGTTGATGGTGCAGGCGGTGATGTCAGAACACTTCAAGTTGAAGTCAATTCTGACAATTACAAAGCAATTCTTGAACTGTTCAAAAAGGCAATCATTGAAAATGCTATGGGTTATGATGCAAAGGATGACAGAATGTCAGGAAATCCAAATCAGATGAACATTCAATCAATGTATTCTGACATTGACCTGGATGCAAATGGAATGGAAACTGAATATCAGGCATCTTTTGAAGAACTGTTGTGGTTTATCAATTGTCATCTGTTCAATGTTGGTATGGGTGACTATGAACAGGAAGATGTGGAAATCATATTCAACAGGGATATGATGCTGAATGAAGGTGAAGTCATTGACAACATCAGCAAGTCTGTTGGAATCATCAGTGATGAAACCCTTGTTGCACAGCATCCATGGGTTGATGATGTTCAGGCAGAACTTGACAGACTGGAAGAACAGAAAAAGAAAAACATGGAAGAATATGGGCTTGGATTCAATCCTGGTCAGAATGTTCCACCTGATGACCCAGGCGGTGAAGAAGGTGCAGGTGATGAATAATGGCAAAGAAATCATCTGCATACTGGCAGAAACGATTTTCAGCACTTGAAAATGCACAAAATCAGTATGGACAGAACACCTTCCATCAGATTGAACCTGCTTTTGATAAAGCAGAAAGACAGATTCAAGCACAGATTGAAGCTTGGTATGCAAGATATGCTTCCAACAATGGAATCACACTGGCAGAAGCAAGAAAACAGTTGTCTGCTGCTGAACTAAAAGAATTGCAATGGGATGTCCAGGAATACATCAAGTATGGACAGGAAAATGCAATGAATCAGCAGTGGATGAAAGAACTTGAAAATGCATCAGCAAGATTCCACATCAGCAGACTGGAAGCCTTGAAACTTCGGACACAGCAATCATTGGAAGTTGCTTTTGGCAATGAACTTGATTCCTTGGATGGTATGGTCAAAAGACTTTATCAGTCAGGATATTATCACACATGTTTTGAAGTGCAGAAGGGTTTCAATATTGGTTGGGAAATCGGTCAGATTGATGAAAGGAAGCTGCAAAAGGTCATCAGTAAACCTTGGGCAGCAGATGGAAAGACCTTTTCAGACAGGGTGTGGCAATCAAAGACTACAATGGTCAATGAACTGCATCAGCAGATGACAAGGACAATCATTCAGGGGAAAGCACCTGATGAAGCAATCAAGTCCATGACCAAATATCTGCAAAACAAGACCAAGAATGCAAAATACAATGCAGGAAGACTTGTGATGACTGAACAGGCATTCATCAGTTCTGCTGCACAAAAGGATGCATTCAATGACCTGGATGTTGAAGAATTTGAGATTGTCGCAACACTGGACAGTCACACTTCTGATATATGCAGGGAAATGGATGGAAAGCACTTCCCTATGAAGGATTTTCAACCAGGTGTCACTGCACCACCTTTTCATGTATGGTGCAGGTCAACAACTGTTCCATACTTTGATGATGAATGGGGCAGAAGCGGTGAAAGAGCAGCAAGGGGTGAAGATGGTAAAACATATTATGTTCCTGCTGATATGACATATCCTGAATGGGAAAAGGCAATGGTTGATGGTCATACAGATGATTTGAAACCTGCTGTTCCTGATGGTATAATTAAATCAAAGAAGGAAACAATTCAAACCCTTGATAAACTGAAACAGTCAGGAATTCCTGAATCTGAATATGATGAATATTTAGGAATTATAAACAATCATGAAAATCCTGACATCATAAAGTTGTATAAACATCATGCGGATGAAATAACAAAAGTTAAAAAGACAAACAGTGGTTCATATTCACCTGTTGATAAATCACTGGTGTTTGATTATCCAAAATATGATGACATGAACAAATATGGAACACTGGCACATGAATATGGTCATTTCTTTGATGCAGAAGTCAAATATGAAGGATTGCATTTCAATGAAATTCAAGCAGTTCAGAATGCAACTGGATTAAATGCAGCATTCAAAGAAGTTGCAAGTTCCAGTGATGAATTTCTTGCAGCAATCAGAAAAGACAAAGAACATATTAGAAGTATTTATACAACAGAAGCAAAAGCAGATTTAATTGCACATAATGCAAGCAGTGGTGTTCAAGATGCAATTGATGGTTTATTCCCAAAATCAAGAATTAGATGGGGGCATGGTGAACGATATTATAATCGTAAATATACAGACATTGAATTCATGGATAAACTGTCATCAGTAACTTCAAGAAAAAAGAAATTGCAACAGGTTTATAAAGATTTAGGACTTGATGCAAGCAATCAAGCAAAAGTAAAAACAATTTGCAGACAATATGAAGCTGCATCAGAAGCATGGGCAAACATTATGAGTGCAGAAGTTTGTGGTGGTGAAGCATTGGAATATGTGAAAAAGTACCTTCCAAACAGTTATGCTGCAATGCTTGATATTTTGAAAGGGGTGAAGTAAATGAATGAACTTGACAAAGCACTGGAACTTTATGAACAGACATTTGATGATTCATTCCCTATGTTTTCTATGATGACAAAACCACCTGATGAAGTGGTGAACATCATCAATAAATGTGTTTCTGCAAAGAAAGATGTTTATGACATGGGTTATTTATCTTTGAATGATGATACTATGTATTAGTATCTTGAAAAGCACCTGAAAGGGTGCTTTTTTAATGCGTTAAAATATCAGACCTATTGAAAAATTTATGAAGAAGAAAATGTGCAGAGGTGACACAGAAGTAACTTCCTTTCAATGGGTCTGATTTTTATTGACCTGGTGGAAGTCGAAAAAAGACACATTCAACAACAAATCTGATGCTGAAAGAACAGCGAAAACAAACTGAAAGGATGGTTTTGAACATGAAAAGAAAGTTTTTGGAAGACATGGGTTTAGAGAAGGAACAGGTTGACAAGATTCTTGATGAAAACAGTCAGGATATTGGAAAGGCAAAGGGTGATTCTGAAAAGATTCAGAAAGACCTGGATGCAGCAAATGCAGAAGTTGAATCCTTAAAGGGTCAGATTTCTGATAGAGATAAACAGCTTGAAACTTTGAAGAATTCCACAGGTGATGTTGAAGGAATGAAACAGGAAATTGCAAAATTACAGGCTGACAACAAAGCAAAAGATGATGCACATGCTGCTGAAATTAAGCAGCTTAAAATTGATGCTGCAATAGATTCTGCACTGACTGGTGCAAAGGCAAAGAATAACACTGCTGTCAAGGCACTTCTGAAAGACCTGGACAAGGCTGAACTTGCAGAAGATGGCACAATCAAGGGTCTTGCAGAACAGATTGAAGCATTGCAGAAGTCTGATGCTTATTTATTCGACACCACAACCAAAAAGCAGACCCAGGTGAAGGGTGCAAAACCTGGTGAATCAGGAAATGAAGATGGTGACCATGGGGTTGACACATCCAAAATGACCTATTCAGAACTTGCTGCTTATATGGCAGAACACCCTGATGCAAAAATTGATTAAATTTTAAGAAAGGAAAAGGTGAAACAAAATGGCAAAATTTGATTCCAAAAGTTTCAATCCCCAGGCATTCGGTGCTTATGTGAACCGAATTCCTAATGTAACTAAAAACGAACTTGCAAAGAGTGGTGCAGTCGGTTCTAATGAGCAGGCAAAGGCAGCACTTGCAAATCAGACTGGTTCTTTATATGCAAGAATCCCTTACTTTGGCAGAATTGATGGTTCTACCAGTCAGAACAATGATGGTGCAACCAACATCACAAGCACTGGCACAACCACATATGAGCAGGGATTCATTGTGGCAAGCAGAATGGATTCTTGGACTGAAAGAAGTTTCAGCAAGAACATCACAGCAGGTGTTGACTTCATGGATAATGTTGCAGCACAGATTGCTGATTACAAGATGGATGTCAGACAGGCAATGCTGCTTGCAATCTTAAAGGGTGTATTCAGCATGAAGCAGGACACTTCTGTTGCAGGTAAAGCAGCAAAGGAATTCCTTGCAAAGCATGTTTATGACATCACTGTAAAGGGTGCAGAAGCAGGTCTTGTTGGTTCTGCTACTCTTAACAAGGCAATTCAGCAGGCTTGTGGTGATAACAAGAACATCTTCAAACTTGTCATCATGCATAGTGAGGTTGCAACAAACCTTGAAAACATCAAGCTGTTAAAGTACATGACACAGACTGATGGTGATGGTATTGAAAGAGAACTTGCACTTGCAACATGGAATGGAAGACTTGTTCTGATTGATGACAACATGCCTTCTGAAAGTGGTTACTATGCAGCATCTGCAAATGATGAAGGTGCTATGCAGATTAAGGCAAGCGGTGCAACTGGTTCTGCTGAAATCAACCTTGCAGATGTCAAGAAGGGTGCATTCTATCCTGATGGTGCTGCTGCTGACCAGTATGTTGTTGCAGGTGACAAATACACCACATACACCCTTGGTGATGGTGCAATCATCCTTGATGACATTGGTGATGCAGTACCTTATGAAATGAGTAGAGACCCTAAGACAAATGGTGGTCAGGACACACTTTATGTGCGTGATAGATACATTTGCGGTGTTGATGGCATTTCCTTTGAAAAGCCTGCAAGCATCACTGCATCTGCTTCCAACACTGACCTTGCAAATGGTGACAACTGGAACATTATCAATGATGGTACAAAGGCAATTCCACACAAGGCAATTGCAATTGCAAAGATTGTTTCCAGGGGTTAATTGATGAAAGAAGGGTGATGATATGGCACTGACAGATGAAACAAAGCAGTCCATCATCACAGCATTGGACACTTCCAGTCTTGATGAATCCTTCATTGAAGCGGTTCTGAAAAGACTGGATTCCTTTGGTTATGAAATCAAGGAGTCTGATGCCTGGATGATTGGTTTTGCAATGCAGAAGGTGGAAAACACCATCAAGAATGAGTGCAATATATCTGAAATCCCTGACGGACTTTTTCACACAGCGGTGGACATGTCTTGTGGTGAATTCCTGTTTGCTAAAAAGCAGACTGGACAGTTAGAAATTGGTGACCTTGATTTGACTGGTGCTATTTCAAGCATCAAGGAAGGTGACACCCAGGTGAACTTCAATGGTGATGAAAGTGATTCTGACAAGGTTGACATCTTGCTGAATTATCTTCTGAACAGTGGGAAGGGGGAATTGGTGTGTTATCGAAAAATCAGGTGGTAAAGGCAAGGAAAGCAATTGAATCCATGTATGATGGTACTTGCACAATTACTGAATATCAGGAATACACCAAGGAAAACAAATCCACAGGACATCATGAAGTGGTGGTTTTGGAAGGGCAACCTTGCAGGTTGTCTTTTTCCAGTTTCCCAAATACAAATCAGACAGACACTGCTGCACAATTGGTTCAGACAATCAAGATTTTCCTTGCACCTGAAATCAGGGTGCAGGCAGGTTCAAAGCTGACTGTCACACAGAATGGTGTGACAACTGAATACAAGTCCAGTGGTGAACCTGCATTGTATCAGACACATCAGGAAATTATGCTTGAACTGTTTAAGGGGTGGGCATAAATGGCAAGAAGCGGAACATTCAACTTCCAGGACTTTGAAAAAATCAAGAACAACCTGGAAAAACTGAACCAGGAACAGGTGGACTTGTTTATTGATGCTTGTGCAAAAGAACTTGCAGCAAGACTTCTTGCAAAAGTCATCAAAAGGACACCTGTTGGTGATTATCCAAACAGTTCAGGGAAAAAAGGTGGCACACTTCGCAGGGGTTGGACTGGTGGAAAGAATTCAAGTGCTGTTGCTTATGCTGATTCATTGACCATTCACCATTTTGGTGATGCTTATGTGATTGAAATTATCAATCCAGTGGAATATGCATCTTATGTTGAATTTGGACATAGGACTGCAAACCATAAAGGATGGGTCAATGGTCGGTTTATGCTGACAATATCTGAACAGGAAATTCAACAGGCTGCACCTGCAATCATAGAAAAGAAGCTGATGAAGCAGATGGGGGAATTGTTCACATGATAAATAAAATTATTGATGGAATCAGCATTTCCCTGAATGCTGAATTCGGTGATGATTACAAGATTTATACAGAATCCATTGAACAAGGCTTGAAAGAGCCTTGTTTTTCTATTGTTTGTGTGAATCCAACAAATGAATTGTTCAGGGGCAAGAAATATTTCAGGAAGAATCTTTTCTGCATCCAGTATTTCCCTAAAGGGGAAGACAAGCGGTCAGAATGCATGGATGTCCTGGAAAGAATGTTTGATTGCTTGGAAGTCATCAAAGTTGGTGAAGACCTGCAAAGGGGAACATCAATGCATGGTGAAGTGGTTGACCAGGTTCTGAACTTCTTTGTCAACTATGACATGTTTGTCTATAAGGTTGAAAGCACTGATGCAATGGAAACCATGGATTTGACATCAAATGTGAAAGGGTGAAGACATGGCAAAAAGAAATGAAGCATCTGTTCTGAAATTCAGCAAGGAACAGATTGTTGCTTCCAAGAAATACAGTCCTTACAAGGACTTTTTCAATGGTAACTTGAAAACTGGTCAGATGTATTCAGAAGCTGAACTGAATGCACTGATTACAAAGAATTTTAAGAAAGGAACAGGTGAATAAAAATGGCACTTGGTGGTGGTACTTTTTTAACACAGAACAAGGTTCTTCCTGGTGCATACATCAATTTCATTTCTGTTGCAACTGCATCCACTAACATGAGTGATAGAGGATATGCAGCAATGGGTCTTGAACTTGATTGGGGTCAGGAAGGAAAGATTTTTGAAGTCACAAATGGTGATTTTCAGAAGAACAGTATGAAGATTTTCGGTCATTCCTATGGTGATGACTGCATGAAGGGTCTTCGTGACCTGTTCAAGAATATTCAGACCTTATATGCATATCGTCTGAATGGCGGTGGCACAAAGGCAGCAAATACTTTTGCAACTGCACTTTATGGTGGAACAAGGGGAAATGACATCAAGATTGCTGTCCAGGCAAATGTTGATGACAACCAGTTATTTGATGTTCAGACATGGCTTGATGGTGTTCTGATGGACACACAGACAGTCAAGAAAGCATCTGAACTTGTTGCAAATGATTATGTCACATTCAAGACATCTGCTTCCCTTGCAGTAACAGCTGCAACAGCACTTGCAGGTGGTACAGATGGAACTGCTAACACAGCAGCACATCAGGCATTCCTGGACAAGGTTGAATCTTATCCTTCAATCAATGCAATTGGTTATGTTGGAACAGACACTGCAACAAAAGGACTTTATGCTGCATTTGCTAAAAGAATGCGTGATGAAGTTGGTGTCAAGTTCCAGGCGGTTGTGTATGGTCAGGCTGCTGATTATGAAGGTGTTATCAATGTCAAGAACAAGGTTCTTGATGATGGTGCAAATGAAGCATCCCTTGTTTATTGGGTGACTGGTGTTGCAGCAGGAACTGCTGTCAATGCATCTGCAACAAACAAGATTTATGATGGTGAATTTGACATCAATGTTGATTATACACAGTCACAGCTTGAAGCAGCAATCAAAGCAGGTGAATTCACACTTCATCAGGTTGGTTCTGATGTGCGTGTTCTTACTGACATCAATTCCCTTGTCACTACAACTGCAAACAAGGGTGATGTGTTCAAGGATAATCAGACAATCAGAGTTTGTGACCAAATTGCAACAGACATTGCAAATCTTTTTGTGACCAAATACCTTGGTGTTGTTCCAAATGATGCAAGCGGTAGAACTTCCCTTTGGGCAGATATTGTGAAGCATCATGAGAACATGCAGAGCATCAGAGCAATTGAGAAATTCACAGATGAAGATGTGACTGTTGACCAGGGTGAAACAAAGAAGTCTGTTGTGGTTACTGACAACATCACTGTTGTGAACACTATGGAAAAACTGTATATGACAGTTTATGTGGCATAAGGAAGGGGTGAATCAGAATGTCAAACATTACCATGAAAGCAAAGGATTCTTTATCTGCAAAGTTAGCTGAATGTTATGTGACAATCAGTGGCAGAAGATACAACTTCATGCAGGCAATCAACTTTGAAGCAAACTTTGAAAGAACCAAGACAGAAATCCCTATTCTTGGAAAGACTGGAATGGGTAACAAGTCAACTGGTTGGAAGGGAACTGGTTCTGCAACCTTCCATTACAACACCAGTATTTTCAGGGAAATGATGCAGAGATACAAAGACACAGGTGAAGATGTGTACTTTGAAATTCAGGTCACAAATGAAGACCCAACATCTGATGCAGGAAGACAGACAGTTGTCTTCATGGACTGCAACATTGATGGTGGTATTCTTGCCAAGTTTGATGCAGATGGTGAATATCTTGATGAAGATATGGATTTCACATTTGAGGACTTCAAGATGCCTGAAAAGTTCAACCTGCTTGCAGGAATGTAATTTCAAACAAAATCCAAGGATGCAGTCAGATTTTTCTGACTGCATTTTTCTTGGTATCTAAAACAATATTGAAAGGATGGGTGAAAATACCATGTCAAATTTAAGTTTATTTTTAAAGAAAAACAAAAAGGTGAAGGAAAATGTGAAGTTTCCTGCAACAAAGTCACTTTGTGATGAAAAGGGAAATCCCCTTGAATGGGAAATCAAACCTTTAACAACCAGGGAATCTGATGACATCAGGGAAGCCTGCACCATTGAAATTCCTGTCAAGGGAAAGCCAAACATGTTTAGACAGAAGGTTAATTCTTCCAAGTTTGGTGCAAAGATGCTTGCATCTTCCATTGTATTTCCTGACCTTTACAATGCAGAACTTCAAGATTCTTATGGTGTTTCCACACCTGAGGACTTGGTTCGTGAAATGATTGATGACCCTGGTGAATATAACAAGTTCCTTGCTTATGTTCAGGAATTCAATGGTTTTGACAGTAACATGGAAGACAAGGTTGAAGAAGCAAAAAACTAATACTGGAAGGTGATGGTGATGCAAATTATGCACATTATGCTTTGCAAAAATTGCACATTTTACCTTCCCAGTTTGTGGGTCTTGACCCATATGAAAAAGCATTTGTTATTGCTTCGATAGATTTAAGAATAGAAAACGAAAAGAAACAAGCAAAGGCAGCAAAGAAAAAAGCCAAATAATCAGGGAAAGGAGTGATTCAAAATGGCAAGTATTTCTGCATCAGTTGAACTTTATGACAGAATGTCTGCACCACTTATGTCCATCATGAATGCAATGAACATGACCATTTCTTCCATGCGTGACATGCAGTCAACAATGGGAACTGACATGGACACTTCTTCCCTGGATGCTGCCACACAAGCAGCAAATCAGGCACAGGCAGCAATGGAAGCCTTGAACCAGTCAATGCACACTGATAGTCAGACACCAGGCACAGGCGGTTCAGAGCCTACACCAACACCTTCAACTGACCCTGTTCAAGTTCCTGTTGAATGGGTGACAAATGATTTGGATGTCTTTTCCAACAGTGGGATTGACAGATTTGAACAGGAAGTCACAGCAACAAATCAGATGTTGACAACACTTTCTGACAGACAGAATCAGATTGCACAGAATGCAGCAGGAACTGACATCTTTTCAGATAGTGCAATGCAGGACATCAATTCCATGGGTCAAAGAATCCAGGCGGTTCAGCAAAGGATTCAGCAGATTGAAAACAATCCAGTGAACCTTGGAACAGACACTGCAAATGCAGAACTGGAAGAATTAAGGTCACAGTTGAATCAGGCATTGCAGGCACAGGAAGCATTGAACCAGGCGGTTGATAATATGGATGTATCTGCTGCAAATGTTGCATACAACCAGTTGTCAAGCACAGTGGCAAGCACTGAAAGATATATCAGGGATAATGCAGATGCACAAGGAAATTTGAATCAGCAGATTCAGGCAGGTGTGAACACATCAAATGAATTGGTTGATACAGTCAAAAGACTGGCACTTGCATATTTGTCCATGCAAAGTGTTCAGAAGGTTCTTGATGTGTCTGATGAACTGGCAATGACCACAGCAAGATTGAACACCATGAATCAGGCATTCAATGAAATCAATGGAACTGCAACAGAAACAGACACCATTGTGAAACAGATTTATGCATCTGCACAGAATGCAAGGGGTTCTTTTGGTGACATGGCAGCAGTTGTTGCAAAGTTCGGAAACAATGCAAGGGATGCTTTTGCAAGTCAGGATGAAGTTATTGCATTTGCAAACCTGATTCAGAAACAGATGACCATTGCAGGTGCATCCACACAGGAAGCATCAAATGCAATGTTGCAGTTGTCACAGGCTTTGGGTTCAGGTGTGTTGCGTGGTGATGAATTGAATTCCATCTTTGAGCAAGCACCAAACCTGATTCAGTCTATTGCTGATTATCTTGATGTTCCTATTGGAAAAATCAGGGAAATGGCACAGGACGGACAGTTGACAGCGGACACTGTAAAGGCTGCAATCTTTTCCAGTGCAGAAGACATCAATGCAAAATTTGAAGCAATGCCTATGACTTGGGGTCAAGTATGGACTTCATTTCAGAACAGTGCATTGATGGCATTTCAACCAGTCTTGGATAAAGTGAACGAACTTGCAAACAATGACCAGTTCCAGGGATTTGTGGAAAATGCAATTGGACTGTTGGCACAGCTTGCGGTTTATGTGTTGGATTTCTTCAATACACTTGCAAGCATTGGTGCATTCATCAGTGACAATTGGTCAATCATTGCACCTATTGTCTATGGTGTAATTGCAGCACTGATTGCTTATGCAGCAATTTCAGGAATCGTTGCAGCGGTCAATGGTGTCATGGCACTTTCAGCAAGTGTTCATGCAGCAGCGGAAGCAATGCAGGCAGGGGCAACCTTTACTGCAACAGCTGCACAGTATGGTCTGAATGCTGCTTTGATGGCATGTCCTTTGACCTGGATAATTCTTCTTATTATTGCAGTTATTGCTGCTATTTTTGCGGTATGTAATGCAATCGCAAAGATGACAGGTGTTGCAAACAGCGGTTTTGGTGTCATTACTGGTGGAATCAATGTTGTGATTCAGTTCTTCAAGAACTTGGGTCTTTCTGTTGCAAACATTGCCCTTGGAATTGGAAATGCAATTGCAGCACTGGCATCCAACATGATGACAGCATTCCACAATGCAATCTGCAATGTGCAGTCCTGGTTCTATAACCTGTTATCAACTGCATTGACAGTCATTGAAGGCATTTGTGCAGCACTGAACAAACTTCCTTTTGTGGAATTTGATTATTCAGGAATCAGCAGTGCAGCAGATGACTATGCATCAAAGGCAGCAGAAGCAGCAGGAAACAAAGAAGATTATAAATCCATTGGTGATGCATTCAATGAAGGAATGTCCACCTTTGACACATTCCAGGATGGATGGGCAGCGGATGCATTCAATGCAGGTGCATCTTGGGGTGATGGTGTTGCTGACAAGGTTTCAGGAATGTTCAGCATGGACAACATTGACCTGACAGGCGGTGTTGATACATCCATGTTGTCAAATGACTTTGCAAATAATGCAGCACAAACAGCAGCAAACACTGCTGACACAGCAGACAGTGCAGGAAGGATTGCAGACAGTGTGGATATTTCCAAAGAAAATCTGAAATATCTTCGTGATATTGCAGAAACAGAAGCAATCAACAGATTCACAACTGCTGAAATTGAAGTAACTATGAACAACAACAATACTGTTTCAAGTGACATGGACATTGATGGAATGGTTGACCATTTATCAGCAGGTGTTCTTGAAGCTATGGAACAGGCAGCGGAAGGGGTGCATTAAACTATGGCATATTATTTCTATCTTGGAAAAACATTGCTTCCAGTTGCACCACAGAAGCTGCAACTGAAAATCAAGGGTGCAAATAAAACTTACACCCTTATCAATGATGGTGAAATCAATGTCCTGAAAACACCTGGTTTGACAGACATTGAATTTGATGCTTTGCTTCCAAATGTGAAATATCCTTTTGCAGTCTACAAAAACGGATTCACAAGGGCAAAATCATTTTTGGAAGTATTGAAAAATTACAAGCAGGACAAGGAAACCTTTCAGTTCATTGTCACAAGAACACTTCCAAATGGAAAGATGCTTTTTGATACAAATATGAAGGTTTCCTTGGAATCTTACACCATCAAAGAAGATGCAAAGAACTATGGAATGGATGTCATGGTCACAATCAAGTTAAAACAATACAGAGATTATGCAACCAAGACATGCAACATCAAGTTTGCATCTTCCAAACCAAAGATTGTTCCACAGCCTGTCAGGGCAGCAGAAAACCCACCAAAGCCTGCAAATCAGACTTACACAGTTGTCAGGGGTGACTGCTTATGGAACATTGCAAAAAAGTATT